AAGTCGCGCACTAACAGGCGACTGACAAGCGTACTAACAAGCGCGCTAACAGGCTCCGGTGCATGCATGCATGCTCCAATTCGGCCGCGCGCCGGCGCCCGTGCCCGAATTTCCCCGCGACGGTGCGTTTGCCCCGGCGGGGTCCTTCCGCATATCAGCGGAAAAAGGGCTCCAAATTTGCATACTGGCGACGCGCCATACTAGGGAGCGGCCAGGCAGGTTGGGGCCGGGGTTTTGTATTTTTTGGGGAAAAGGGCCAAAATTGGTGCCATCGAGAGGAAATTGTCGTTTATGAGTGGTGAGGATTCCAATCCGGTAAAAGGGCCAAAGGTCAGAGCAAAGAGGGTTTCTACTGAGCCCAAGAAACGGTATCCGCACGGAAAGCGTAAGCCGCGGGAAGCGGCCGGGCTGAATCACGGCGAGATCATCGATTTGGTGGCACGGTTGGATGCGGCGAAGGGATTGGGGTTGTCCCCGGTCCAGGCCAACGCGGAGATCGTCGAGCACCTGAAGCGCATGACGCAGCGGGGCCGGGCGAAGAAGCTGATCAACACGGTTCAGTTGCAGCATCTGGCGGAGCACGGGTGGGCCATCGACGAGATCGCGGCGTTTTTCAACGTCAGCCAGCAAACGATTGACGAGATGTTGCGCCGGGACCCCACGTTCAAGGCCATCATGGATCGTGGAAAGGCGTTAGGGCGCGGGAAGCTGCGCAGTTTTCAGTTCCAGGCGGCGGCGAAGGGGAATCCCATTATGCTGATCTGGCTGGGGAAACAGCTATTGGGTCAGCGGGACGAGCCCGGGGATCGTGCAGGCGATCGGTTGGACGAGGTTATGAGCGTGTTGGAGCATGCCAGGACGCATCAGGATGACGTGATCGATCTTCCGCCGATTATCCCGCCAAGACAGGTTCAGTGAGCGTCCAGATAGGACGGCAGCCCAAGCTGCTGCCGTTCGGGGTTAAGGCAAACCGGTTTATCGCGCGGCACGCGTCGGAAGATGCGCGCATCAACATCCTGGTCGGATCGGTGCGCAGTTCCAAGACGTGGGCCATGACGATGAAGATCCTGGCTCTGTGCAAGTACGACGTTGCCGGCCGGAAGGTGCTCACTGGGGTTTCCAAGCAGGCGATCTATCAGAACGTACTGACGGATTTGTTCGACCTGATCGGGCCGCAGAACTACCGCTACAACCGGCAGAGCGGCGAGCTGACTTTGTTCGGGATCGAATGGCTGGTCATTGGCGCCCACGACGAGGGGTCGGAGAAGCGGATCCGCGGGCTCACGGTGGGCGTGGCCGTGTGCGACGAGTTGATCCTGATGCCGCGCAGCTTCTTCATGATGCTGTTGTCGCGCTTGTCGCCGGCAGGCGCCAGGCTCTACGGCACAACGAACTCCGACAGCCCGCATCACTGGCTGAAGACGGAGATCATCGACAGCGACCGGCTGACCCGGGGATTGGGGAGGGATTTGTGGGTGGACACATGGCTGCTCACCGACAATCCCAATTTGAGCCAGAGCTACCGGGAGTTCGTGACGCGCAGCTATGTGGGAGTCTGGCACCGGCGGTTCGTGCTCGGAGAATGGGTGCTGGCTGAAGGCGCGATTTACCGCGACGTGCTGACGGACGAGACGTACTACAACGACAGTCAGCGGCCAGTCGGGCTGATGTCGCGATCCGGCTATGTCGAGCGTTGGGTGTCGGTGGACGCCGGGACGGTCAACTCGCAGGTGTACGGCGACTTCTATGACGACGGCACCACGGTCTGGATGGACAACGAGTATTACTACGACTCCGTCAAAGAGGGCAAGCAGAAGACCAACGGCGACTATGCCGACGATCTGATCAACGGCTGGGGCAACTGGCCCGGGATCGCACGCTCGCCAATGAAGGTGAACGGGCTGAGTGTCGCGCTGGACCGGCGCAATTGGCCGGGCGTGATCGTGGATCCGAGCGCGGCCAGCTTCAAGGTCGAGTTACTGTCGCGCGGCGTCTATGTGGTCGACGCCAGCAACGAGGTGACCGACGGCCTGCGCCGGGTATCGTCGATGCTGGCCCGCAAGAAGCTGCGCATCCACGAGCGGTGCGCGAGCGTCCGTAAGGACCTGGAGACGTACAGCTGGGATGAAGACGCCGCCAAGCGCGGCAAAGAGCAACCGATCAAGGATCATGACCATGGTGCGGACATGGTGAGATACTACGTCGAGACGCGGATCAATGACTGGAGGCTGGTAGCATGATCCTGACTGCGGAGTACGGAACTTGGGACTCGGACCTGTTGCAATGGCGATGGGACCAACGAGGGTATTGTGCGCTGCTATGGCGCTGGGCGCCGGCAACGGTGATCATCCTTTCACGCAACTAACCTTGAGGCGATGACGATGACTCTTGCATTCTGGTTCTGGCTTTTGATGTTGACCTGGCTGTTGTTCGGGTTCTGGCGTTACTACGAGCCCACCCAGCCGTTCTACCGGATCTATGGTGGCCACCTTATCGGGTTTCTGCTGTTCGGCATCCTCGGCTGGCACGCCTTCGGCAACCCGTTCGCCGCGCTGGTAAAATGACGCCGCCGAGTAAGATCACACCTTTCTTCGAAGTGCTCTGGCCGGTCTTTCTGGCCGTAGGCGGAGTCGCCCTGGTCTTCGCCTTATTCCGGTAGGAACCTGATGACCGCCGACAAACTCAATCACGTGCTCGGTCTGTTGGACGCGTGGGTGGAGTCCAACTTCAAGCGCGTGCCGAAGGGTCGTGCCGGTGGCGGGCAGTTCGCCTTCAAGGGCGGCAAGGCAAAACCCGCGGCAGCCGCACGAGTGAAAGCCAACAAGCCCGCTACCTTCAAAGTCCAGGCGGCGAAGAAGGCCTGGGAAGGAATCCACGCGCGGCGCGCGGCAGCCAAAGGGGCGGCGGCTCCTGCAGGGAAACCTGCCACGGCGGCCCCGAAGAAAGGATTCGTTCCGCCTTCCTGGGCGAAGACAGGGGCTGCAGGGACCGCCACGCGATTCAGGAAGCGGCAACGGGCGAGACAGTTGCAGCAAGCGGCCGCGCAGCGCGAGGAGGCGTTGAAGCAGCCGGCGCGCAAGGTGCAGACCTGGCGCAAGAAGGCCGCGCTGAAGGCCTGGGAGAAGATCCGGGCGAAGCGGGAGGCGGCGAAGGCTGCAGGTGGGGTGAAGCCGGTTCCGGTAAGGCCAGCGCCCAAGCCAGCAGCAGCGCCCGCACCTGAAGCCAAGCACGTCCACGGTAAGTTCAACGCGCAGCAGCGCGAACAGATGGTCCGGGAGCACATCACCAGCCACGACGTGAAGGAGCGCAAGCACCAGGACGGCGGCATCAACAAGTTCGATTTCATCGTCTTCGACGACGGGCATCTCGGTGGCTTCAAACCAGCCGATGGGGAAGCCGAAGGCTGGGGCTGGAGACAATGGCTGGCTATCGCAAAGGGCGGCGTGATCGAAGACCGGGAGTTGGCGAACGAGATCATGGCCATCCCGGAATCCAGACGCGACAGAGAGTTCATCAACCGGGATCGGCCTCGCATTCCGCGCGGAATGCAGACTGAACGGGAAGCCGCCGCCTGGGAAGTCGCTAAGCTGGTGGGGATGGATGACCTGGCTACGCCCTGTGTCGCCGGTAAGATCGGTGGCGCCTACGGGGCCGCCATGGAGATCCAGCCGGGCGTCAACGCCTACAAGGCTCCTGCCGGAAAGGAATTCGACGGCGATGAGCACGTACGCCGCGCCGCCATGTTCGATTACATCCTCGGCAATTCCGACCGTCATGGTGGAAACTGGATGATCGATGGCGATGAGATGAAGCTGATCGATCACGGTCTGTGCCTGCCGGAAGCGACACACTTCGCCGACGGCGCCAATATGGAGCTGATGGACCACGCGCACAGGCTTGAGATGAAAGGGCAGAAGGGTTCCCCGGCGCAATACGCCAAGACCTACGCTGACAAGAAGAACGACATTAAGCAGGCGCTGGTCAAGCTCGGCTTCAACGATAAGGTGATCCACGGTGCGATGCAGCGCATCGATAGGGCGCAACATGCGAAGAGATGGGGAGATTTAAACGCCTTCGCCAAACAGCCCGGCGCGAAGGCCCAAAAGGTGGCTCTGACGCCGCCGGGAGTTCCAGACTTTGTGCCGAAGAAGGCTGCACCTGCCAATCCTCGAGTATCCGCCATGAGGCGAGAGCTTTTATGAGAACCTGCGACTTACTGGCATCCGACCCGAACGGCAAGCAAGAGGTTCTCGGGCAGATATCCTGGGATGGAAAGAAGCTGCATCTCAGCGACGGGCTGAACCCCGACATGCTGCTGGGGACCGTCGGGATGAGCGAGAGCGGACCTGTCAACGGTCGCGACAATCCCGGGGAATGGTTCGAACGGTTACCGAACATCTTCAATGGCAGCCGCCTGCGCGCCAAGATGCGCGGCGAAAAGGAGAGCGACATGATCTCGGACAACGACACTGCGGCGCGCCTGCATCGGGCGCTGGACCGCGTTCTGGACCGCCAGGGGGCGGCGAGCGACAATGAGAGCGGCCGGTCGAACGTAGCGCGCAAGGCCTGGGAAACCCGGCATGAGACCGGCGGCACCCAAAAGTTCAGCGGCGAGACCGAGGGGCGGCGCGCGCCGGCGACGCGGCAGCAGACCCACAAACCCTTCGGGTGGGCCAGGAAAGCCACGCAGGTAGAAAAAAAAGAGCGCGCCGCGCCGCTGGTCAAACCAATACCGGTACAGGAGAGATAACATGCCGAAAGCTGCTTACTTCAAGGGCCACGGGACCGAGGTGGCGCGCAAGATGCGTCAGACCTACGGACCCGAGAAGGCCAAACGGGTGTTTTACGCCACGGCCAAGGCGCAGGGCCAGGAGCCGACTAACGACGCCGCGGCTTTCGATGCCTACGACGAGATGCACTCGGTCTTCGACGACATCCTCAAGAGCGGCATGAAGACGGTCGACAAAGTCATGGACGCCGCGTTGACGCACCTGTCGCAGGGCGGCGCCATGAACCAGCGCATGCGTCCGGATGATCTGCACCACAAGGTGCGGACGCAACACCGCGACGACCGGCTGAACGCCGAGAAGGGTGGCGCCGCGACGCCGACGAGCCCGCAGCACTTTATGGGCATCGCCAAAAGGCAGCAGCGGCAGCCGCTGAGGCAGCAGGGCGCCGGCTCCGCTTCGCCGATGGTGCCGAAGGTGGCCGAAGACGGCGGGGACCGGGCCGCCCGATTGCACGCCGCACTCGACCGGGTGCTCGACGGGATGTGTTGACATGGGATACGATCGCCTGCACGCCGCGCTCGACCGCGCCTTGCGGTCCAAGAAGGCCTGGGACACTCGCCGTGGTGTCAAGGACAAAGGCAAGGACAGGGCCGTCGACAGCGACCCTCGCGCCGAACGCCTCCACATCGCTCTGGACCGTGTGCTCGACGCGGTCAACCGACCCAAGTGATCGAATTCAGGCTTCTGTGGAAAGAACGGGTACCCGGTCTGATTGTCCTTCAGACCTTCTCCGGCAAACCGACGACGGACCTGCAGACGGTCCGGGACGAGTTCGAAGCGTGCCGCGTTATGGCGCACCGGCACAGTCCATTCATCGAGTTACGACCGGCGTCGAGCGATCCCTGGCTCGCGCCGAACGAGAGTAGCATCCCACCGGTTCGAGAGAATAAACACTAAAATGGCTGCCCAACCAAATCCTAACCTCGGATGCCGCGTAGGCAAGACTACAGCCAGCGGCAAAGCATTGGCGGCCGACGCGCGCGCGATGGCCAGCAAACTCGGGATCATCCCGCCGATGGACCCGGCCACACGAATCAGCGCTTTCGATGCGTTTACCAACTCTGCCGCCCGCATGGGCTGGGGAACGCCCAACCTGGCCGAGTCCACCGAGTATTCGCTGGTCCGCACCAGCTACGACTACTGGCTGCTGATCACGCTCTACCGGAACCACTGGATCTCGCGGCGCATCGTCGACACCCCCGCGCACGACATGGTGCGTTCGTGGCCGACCATCCGGACCGAGGCCGAACCGGGCGACCAGAAGAAGATCGACTCCCTGATCCGCAGGACCAACACCCGCAGCCAGGTCCTGACCGCATTGCGCTGGGCACGTCTGTTTGGCGGCGCGGGCGCGCTCATGATCATCGACGGCCACGAGAACAAGCTCGAAACACCGCTCAGGGTCGATGATGTGGAAACCGGCGCCTACCGCGGGCTGATCCCGTTCGACCGCTGGACCGGGATTTCCCCAATGCTTTCCGTCTGCGGGGATATCACCCGGCCCAATGACTTCGGCCTGCCCGAGTTCTATCAGGTCACCGCGCAATCCTCGGCCAAGACCTTCAAGGTGCACGCCAGCCGCATCCTACGCTTCACGGGCCCAACGGTGCCGACGCCGGAACGCGAGGCGCAGAGCTGGTGGGGGATTTCGGCGCTCGAGCCCGCCTTCGAAGAACTCCGGAAACGGGACAACCTGTCCTGGAACCTGCTCAGCCTATCCTTCCGGGCCTCTATCATCGGCATGGTGATGCCGGATCTGGCCCAGGCACTCTCCGGTGCCGGGATGACGACCGCCGCGCTGGAGCAGTTCTATTCGCGCATGGAGGGCATCAACCACCTCTTGAGCAATCAGAGTTTGGTGATGCTGCCCAAGGACGGCACGCTGTCGAGCGTGAACTTCTCCGGCGAGGGGTGGGCCAATATCTACCAGCAGTTCCAGCTGGACATTGCCGGCGCCAGCGAGATCCCGGTCACCCGGCTGTTTGGCCGCACCTTGACCGGTCTCGGCCAGTCCAACGAGGCCGACGAGCGCATCTACGAGGAGCGCATCGCGATGGAGCAGGACCACGGGCTGCGTCCGCAGCTGGAGAAGCTCTATCCGGTCATGTGCATGAGCGAACTTGGGGAAGTTCCCCGGGACATGGACCTGAAGTTCCCCAGCGTGCGCGTACTGGCCGAGGAGGAAAAGTCCAGGCTGGCGAGCGACACGGTCGCCTGTGTGGTTTCCCTGGCCAATGCGGGCCTGATGCCCAAGCCTACTGCTATCAAAGAGATCCGGCAGCAATCGACGGTCACCGGGTTCGGGACCAATTACACCGACGACGACATCGACAAGGCCGAGGAACTGGAAGAGGCGATGGGCCTCGGTGGAATGGCTGGACTGTCAGGCGGCGAGCCTGGCGCGCAGCAGCAGCCAGGCATGCAGGGAGCGCCCCAGGGAGCCCCACAAGGCGCGATCCCGCCGCCTGCAACCCCTCATGTGGGCGAGCGTTCCCGCGACGATCGCGGAGGCGATGCCCGCCGCAACGGGGAGTTTCTGGACCTGCTGGCACGGGCCGGAGTGCCGCCGCCGGAGCGCCAGAGCGCAGGAGAACTGCTGGACTTCCTGGCGCAAGAGGGCGCGCGCGCCAGAGCGGCCGACGCCGAGACCCCGATCATCTGTAAGGCAGCCGACTCGCGCGTGGTGAACCGGTACCGCTTCGCCGGCATGCCCATCTCGGTCGAGTACCCCGCCGGCGTCCGGCGGCAGATCAAGAACAAGCACGGCAAGGTGGTCTATGAGCGGCTGATGGCCTACGACTACGGCTTCATCGACCACACCATGGGCCGCGACGGCGACGAGATCGACGTGGTGATCGGGCCGGACGAAAGCGCCGAGATGGCCTACGTGGTCGACATGGTGGACCTGGGCCCGGACGAGCGCATGCGCCAGAACGAGGACAAGGTGATGCTGGGCTTCCCGGACTTCCAGTTCGCCAAAGAGGCCTTCCTGAGCATGTACCCGATGGCCTTCTTCGGCGGAATGCTGGCGCTGCCCGTGCAGAAGGTGATCGACACCATCCGCAACCACAAAGCGGTCAGCAACAACGAGCGCGGCCTGGGATTCGACATGGAGCACGGGCGCCGGTTCACCGACGCAGCTGTCCGATTGGATCGGACAACTGACGAGATCTCCGCGAAGGGGCCGCGGAAGGGGCCAGGGCGGTTGGGGGAGTGGGCCCGGTCGCTGCGCAAGATGCGCCAGGGTCCTGAGTTCGCCGAATCGAAGCATCCGCGCGGGCAGCCGCAAAACCAGGGACAGTTCGTCGGCAAGGGCGGCAGGGGCAAGCTCCATCCCGAGAGCGGCTCGGAGACCGCAGCGAAGGCATGGGCTACGATTCACGGAGGCCGCAAGCCCGTGGCCAGCACAGTGCCTCCGCAGGCGCCGCCTCAGCGCCAGGCTCCGGTGCCCGAGATCGAGATCTCGCCGCGCGCGCTACGCGCCATGGAGAACGCCAAGGTCTGCGACCGGGCAAAACAGTTGATCGGCACGGAGGAGGAGAAGATCGTGGCCAAGGCGCTGGGCATGACGCACCTCGGCGACACTAACCCTTTCGACATCGTCAACACCGACAGCAGGGTGGCTATCGAGATGAAGGCCATGCCGGATTCCAAGCATGGGAAGATCACCATCAACAAGCACGCGATGGCTCTCAAGCGCGACCAGATGCGCCGTTTCGGCCTACAGGTCTACACCGTCGTGGCCGACAAACGCACGGAGGGAAAGACCACGTACTACGTCAAATCGGACCTCGGCAGCTTCCACGTGACCAACATGTACGAGGTCACCCTGGAACAGCTGCGCGACATCGTCGCCGCCAAGAAGAACATGCCATGAGCTATTACATCGCCAACGATAAGGAGATCCTGGGCCAGTTCGCGTCGAACACAGGCTACGCCGATCTGATCGCCACAGCCACCGAGGATCTGGCCGCACTCAACTCCCTGATTGAACATGGGGTTTCGGAGAACGTGCCGGCCGTCGTGACGGATCTCGACCGGCTGATGAAGCAGGTGCGCGACAAGGACGTGCGTTCGGTCATCACCAACCTGCGCGAGATGATCAAAAAACAGGATCTGATCGTGGTTACGCAAGGATGACGCCGGTCACTCAAACTCGCGTAGGGGAGAAAGTCGGCAACTGCTTCGCCGCCTGCCTGGCCTCGATCCTCAATCTGGAGATGGCGGACATCCCGGAGTTCAGCACCGACGAGGACTTGTGGCTCAACGACATCCAGGAGTTTCTGGCCACCCACGGTCTGTACTACGTGCAGTTACCGCCGGAGGAGCCGACCTTACTGGCTGCCTTCGAACACGGCACGCTTTTCCATACGATCGAGGGCACGAGCCCGCGCGGCGGCCAGCATGCCTGCGTGGGCGAGAACGGCGAATTGGTCTGGGACCCGCATCCTGACGATGGGACCGGCCACGGCCTGGTGCACGTCGAGTGCTTCGGCCTGCTCTGCGCGAGGTGCGCAAAGTGATCTTCGGCGGCGCCGCCTTCGCGTCGGTCGAATACGGCGGCCTGATCGATTCCGGGACCTCCAAGGCAGTACCGCCATCACGGCTACGTACGATCAAGTTGAGCCAGGAGCTTCGCGATTTTACCGTGTCGCAGGACCGGCGTGTGACCAAGGTAAGTCCGCAGCGCAAAGAGTTTCCGCAATGAAGCAGACCATCCTAAAAACACCGTACTCGCGGCTCGATTTCACTCTCGATTGGACACCCTGGATCGGCGAGGATACCATCGACAGGGCTGAGTGGGCGGTGACCGGAGGTTTAGTCACGGATGGCGCAGGCGTCGACGCGACCCTCAAAAAGGCCATCATCTGGTTAAAGGGCGGCACGCTGGGCGTCAAAGACGCTACGGCTACCTGCCACATCTGGACCGCGTTAGGCCGCGAGGACGAGCGCATCCTGTGGTTCTCCATCGTGAGCGAGATCCCTGTGAGCAGCAACCAGGGCGACTGCCAGCCGAACTAAGGAAACGAAGACATGAAGCTACTCCTCCTTTTGCTGCTTATCGGGTGGCCGGCCTTTCCAGTGACCGTGCTGCGGATGACGGCGGGGGGCAAGGGCGGGATCGACGCGCAGGGGAATACCTGGATCGCTGACGCGAACTTCAAAGGCGGCGCCGCTTGGACGTCTGCCAACCAGGCCAACATGGCAACGCTGCCGCTCGAGTACCGGACTCTCCGCTATTCCGCTTATCCTTCCGGGGCGCCGTTTTCCTACGGCATTCCGATGGCGAACGGATCGTACACGCTGGTCTTGAAGTTTGCGGAGCCGAACAAGACGGCCGCCGGGCAGAGGATCTTCTCCGTCTCGGTCAATGGGACGATCGTCATCAATAACCTCGATTTGGTGGTCACCGCCGGGACGATGAAGCCCTATGACGTGATGATTCCCGTCACCGCGGTCAACGGCATGATCAACCTGGTCTTCACTCCGCTGACCAACACGATGAACGCAGTGGTGTCGGCGATCCAGATCGACAACGTACCGCTGAAGATCACCAAGCGAACGAGTTGCGAGATCCCGGTGAGCACGACCAGCGCCACAGTCTACAGCACATGGGGCTGCTGGAACATGGAAGGCGTTCCCTACACGGTCCTCTCGCTGCGCTGCGCCAGCGACGCGCCTAACACGATCGTGGAGGTGATGCTGCCGGACTACGCCTCGACCGCTGTCCCTAAACCACTCAAACGGTTGGGCGAGGCGATGGTGTGCAATATGCCGCCTGAACCGGTCATTCCTACTCCGCTGTCGGGCGTGACGTATCCGGACGGCGACTTCCTGCAGATCTTCATCCGAGTGTCCGAACAGGCCGCTGGCGTGAGCACGGCAAGACAGGTGGTTGTGGTCGCGCAGATGGAGTTCGAAACAGGACCTGCCGTCAACCCTGTGGGGCCAAGGTTGGTGGCGCTGGACACCTGCACGGGTAGCGGACCAACGTGGGACTGCGCGCAGATGCTTCGCGCGAGAGTGGCCAGGGTGGATGGCTCGCAGCTTGAGATGTTCGGAGTAACGCTGCCTATCTCGCCCACTGTGGGCCTGACCTGGACGCCGGTGAAGTAATCACATGCCAATCGACAACATCAAAAATTTCGCCAAGGGCCGAGTACTAGGGAGTGCCAGCGCTCAAGCCGATAGCGTAACTTTGGTGTCTGGCGACGGCGCGCGCTTTCCGGCAGCGCCTTTCAATGCGGTTTGGTGGAACGCAAAGGCCTTCCCGGACCCGTCTGACGATCCCAGCCGCGAGATCGTGCGGGTAACGGCGATCAACGGCGACGTATTCAGTATCCTGCGTGCCCAGGAAGGCACCGCCGCGACCGCCAAGGACTCGCCTGGAGCGTCCTACAGGCTGATCGCCGGCCTGACCACCAAGACGGTCTACGACCTGGTGGCAGAAGGATCGTCCGGGACATCAGGTTCGTCTGGAACATCAGGCATAGGCCAGTCGGGCACTTCCGGAACCAGCGGACTGGCCGGATCTTCCGGCACGTCAGGCTCCGGAACGGGCGGAAGCGGTTCGTCGGGGACTAGTGGAACGTCTGGGATAGGTCAGCCGGGCACCTCTGGCACCAGCGGCGTGTCGGGCTCCGGAACGGGTGGGAGCGGCTCGTCGGGCACGAGTGGGACTTCCGGCCTCGGATCGAGTGGTTCATCCGGCACCTCGGGCACAACCGGAACGTCTGGCACGTCGGCCTCCGGATCGGCAGGTACAAGCGGGACGTCTGGCGCGGCTGGCAGCAGTGGCGTCAACGGGACGAACGGCAGTGCGGGCACTCACGGAAGCAATGGGACTTCCGGAGTCAACGGCACCTCGGGCGTCAACGGTACGTCAGGGACGTCCGCGACGAACGGATCCAGCGGGACCAGCGGCAACGGCACATCGGGAACCAGCGGAGTTGGCACCTCGGGCACTAGTGGCTTAACGGGAACCTCGGGAACCAATGCCGCTGGCTTCACCTCGGGCACGAGCGGTACCAGCGGGCAAACCGGAAGCTCGGGACAGACTGGAACCTCGGGAACTTCCGGGACTAACGCGGCAGGCTTCTCTTCTGGGACCTCGGGGACCTCGGGCATCAGCGGCACGAGCGGCACCTCTGGCATTAATGGGACTTCGGGCATCAACGGAACGAGCGGCGTCAACGGCACATCGGGCACTTCCGGCATCAATGGAACGTCAGGGGTCAACGGGACCAGTGGCACGGCTGGAACCAGCGGAGTTGGGACCAGCGGGACTTCGGGAGTAAACGGGAGTTCGGGCACCAGCGGCATCAACGGCACTTCAGGGGTCAATGGCACCAGCGGCACCAATGGCTCGGCGGGAACCAGCGGGGTGGGCACTAACGGCACCTCGGGCGTAAACGGCACGTCGGGCGTCAACGGCACCAGCGGGACCGCTGGAACTTCCGGCGTCGGCACCTCGGGCGTAAACGGCACGTCGGGCACGAGCGGTGTCAACGGAACCTCAGGAATCAACGGCACGAACGGCAGCGCTGGGACGCATGGCAGTAACGGCACGAGCGGCGTTAATGGAACCTCGGGCGTCAATGGGACCTCGGGCACTTCCGGCGTTGGATCCAGTGGCTCATCCGGCACCTCCGGGGTCGGCGGCGGGACCGGGGGGACCTCTGGAACCTCGGGAGTAACGGGCACCTCCGGGACCGCTGGAACGACAGGAACGTTATACCCATGGAAGGGGCAATGGGGGACGTCTGCCTATGTCGTCAATGACTGCGTTGGCCGTTCAGGTTCTGGCTATGTGTGCATCACACCGAACACTGGTGGGGCACAAGATCCTGCGGTAGCTCCTACTTATTGGAGTCTGCTTGTACAAAGTGGCTCCTCGGGCACCTCTGGGGCCAGTGGCAGCTCTGGAGCAGCTGGGACAAGTGGAACGTCTGCGGCCGGCACGAACGGCACTTCGGGTACGTCGGGCATTGGAACCAACGGGACCAGCGGCGCGGCCGGGACTTCTGGAACGACGGGCACGTCCGGAGTCAATGGCACGTCTGGAGTCAATGGGACTTCTGGCGTCAATGGCACGTCTGGAACGACTGGCACGAGCGGGACGACCGGGACCTCGGGAACGACCGGCAATGGCACCAGCGGGACGGCCGGGACCTCCGGGACCTCCGCCAACGCCACTATGACGCTCAACCCGTCTCCTGGATCCGATAACACCGTATCCGGGCTCGCTGGAGCGTTCACCTCCGCACAGGCGCAGGCGATCGGTGACGTCTGCCGCATCGACGCCGCCTCTAAGATGACGCTGGCAAAGGCTGACGCAATCGCCAACGCCTGGGGCCTGGCGATCGTGGCCGACGCATCGATCAGCAGCGGGGCTTCCGGGAATTACCTGTTCCTTGGCATGATTCGCCACGATGCCTGGAACTGGACCTTGAATACGCCGATCTACCTGTCGGCTACCGGAACGACCGGGAACACCTTGACGCAGACAGCTCCGTCTGGAGCAAACAACGTGATTCAGATTGTAGGCTGGCCCGTCACCGCGGATGTCATGATGTTCACTCCACAGCTGGTCCAGGTGGAGCACGTATAACAAATGGCGCTCGCTTACACGTTCAGGGCAGCAATCTTCAGTACGACCGCTGCGACTGCCTACGCGACGACTTCCACCTATCAGCCTGCGGCTAACTCTCTGTTGATCGCCTTCGTGGTGGGGTGCTCCACGACCGTGGTGGACCCGGACGGTGCAACGCCGTTCGCCGGGCACGGATTGACATGGACCAAGGTGACGTTGACGGCCAATGACCTTTCTACCACCCATGCCACGTCTGTTTGGGTAGCTAATTCCGGCGGGTCTTCCTCAACAGCAGCGTGCACGGCCACCTGGGGATCAAGCCGTACCGGCGGCGTGGTGGTTGAATTTGAAGTTACGGGATGGGATACCAACTTGACTGCTGCGCAGGCAATTCTGCAGAATCCCACGGCGACCGGAACGGGAACCAGTAGCAGCATCACCGCTTTGGTGCAGAAGAAGGCAGGGTCTAGAGTAATTGCCTTCAACCTGCACTTGGCGAATGAAGCGACTACCCCGAAGGCCTCTCCTGCCTGGACGGAGACGGCAGGGGCAGACGGCAACTTCAACTCTCCTACAACCGGAGCTGAAGTGGAGTTTTTAAACAGTGCTTTCGATGGCTCCCCTACGGCCTCCTGGATCACTAGTTCTCTCTGGAGGATGGTCGCTTTGGAAG